ATATATACTTCCCAAACTGACCTTAACACCATACTGAAAAGACAAAACCCCTCCGGCATAATAAGGCACCAATCCGTTTTTGCTAGCCGTAGCCGTACCAATCAGTCCTCCCAGCTCTGATTTTAAAGCGAATTTATGTAAAAGAAATGCTTCTCCACGCTGACTTTACAAAATTATTAATATTACCTTTTCTAGTGGATATTTCTGCGCTGTCTGTGTTTGGATAGAACACTTGTGTTATTTGATCACTGTCATTAAAAACGACAAGTGTTCCCCAATAAGTGCTAGGTCCATCAATCATGTTTTCTTGTATCTTATAGTAGCCAGTTTCGATCAAATCATTATAACTCCTATTTGTCATTATCCCTCTAAACATAAATGGGAATAACCCCAAACTATTCATCAGTTCTCCCAGGACTTTCGCGGCAGCCGAAGAAGATGTCAAAGTTGGGTTCTTGGAACCGTCCAAAGTACGGAGCCAAGAGAAGGTGTCGGACTGGGGCAACTGGTCCTCAAACTCATCTGTTCCGGCTGCCGCAGCGGCAGCAAATGTTGATATTTCTGATGCAGCGGAAACAATCCGTGCGGAAACTAATTCTGTCATCTCATCGACGGTCACCTGTCGTTCGTTGCCGTTTTTATCCACAGCTTTGAAGCCAACTATATTTTCTAAATTCAAATCACTCATAATATCCAAATTTTATAAAGTTCTTATATAAGTTTTCCACGCTTTTGAAGTGCCGCCAATCGATTTGTACAGCTTCTTCCTGCCACCTTTTATCTTGTACCGGGAAAGGTTGCTTCCGTCGTAGTTCACGGGATAATCCAAATTGCCCTCGTTGGCATACGCCTCCATTTCGTATGAGATGGTATAATATGCCGAACTCGCAGGATGGCAGATAGGGTTTCCCTTAACCCACTCGACAAAATACCGCCAGTAGTATTTTACCCATGAGCCGATAACCTGTGCCTGACGCAGGTGTATGGTTTCGTGCGTCAGGCTTTCCTTACCCGCATAGGTCTGCATATACCTATCTATGTTCTCCTTGTTCTCGGCACGGTATATCATCCGTCCGCACCACATCATGAAACGGTATCCCTTGAAAGGATAATGCTTCATGGAAAGCAGCTCAGGAGTATCAAAATCACCCGGCTTGCTTGAGAACAGCATCTTGATTAATTGCCATAATTCTTTCATAAGCATATCTTTTATGTTATTAAATCCATACGTGTTATATACCAATGGTTGTTAAAGGCTATCATCTCCAAGACATAAGGCCTTGCCATCTGAATTTCTGTTTTATTATTGTAAGCTCCCACAAGTCCACAGAAATAGTTCGTAGCCTTGTATTTATCCGGGTTCTTGGCCGCCCTTGATGTCAAATCGACCACAAACTCCAGTTTCAATCCGTTCCATGATGATGCAGGAGGGAGGGTTATGGTTCCGCCCAAACCGTCAGCAGAGAAGAATGTAGATCCCTGAGTAGACGGATTCACGGTCATATTGCCTTCCGAATCAGCCAGACTATCCATATCGCTTCCCGGTGAGTAGAGAAGAGTGGCGGTGATAACACCCGATACGTTGGTATTTCCCGCTGCATTCCACGATATGTTTCCGTCAGCCAGTTTCCCTGACCCATCTTCTTTCAAGAGCACTTTACCGCCCCCCAGTTTGATATACGCATCATTCTTCTTGCCGGACATCTCCATGTTCCCGTTCTGGCTCTTCATCATGCCATTTTTATACATAAATCCGGCTACATTCGCACCATCGGCAAACAGGGTGTCAGTAGCGATATTCACAAACTTCTGCATGGCTTCCCAATTGGAATCACCGTTGACAGATGTGGGTGCATCGGTAACGGAAGCACCGTAATTCTTTACAAGGAAATTATAATAAACTCCCCCTATCAGATATATGACCTTATCCCGGTAATCCGCATTCCAGACATAAGTCTGTCCTGATGCGAATACACCTCTGTCACGGGGAAACGCCCCTGTTGCTCCGGTTGCTCCTATGGCACCATCATTTGCAACACCCACCCCTTTTTCAGCGACAAAATTATTATTCCATGCGTTCGCGTCCGATGCGGATTGATAAGCCCGGACGGCAAACTGGGTGTATCCGGCTGTCGCAGGTACGGATATCTGATTGCTTAGGGTAGCACCTACATGAGCCAGCCAGCTTCCGTTGTATTTGCGGGCTGCCAGATAAAGCGTGCCACACGTGCTTACATTGCCTGCCACATTCTGTTTGCAAGTGACAAGGAATCCAGACGGGGATGGCGTGCCCGTACTGGTGAAGTTGATCACGCTGACAGGACTGTCCAGCCAGTAGGATGCCGACGGTCCGACGGGGGCAACCATCTCCTGCCAGTCCGCATGTACCGTCCGGTTCGCAGATCTGCCGGCGAGGATGTATCCGCCGTCTCTTTTCCTGCGGAGTCTGCCGTTTCTGAACTTGGCGATTTTAATCGGAGGGTTGGAGGTTTCAACCTTGCTTAAGTAAGATCCTCCGGCAAACGATACTGTGCTGTTTTTCGCATACGGAGTGTTGGCGGACTCCCAATGACCTGCGGCTGTGATGCTCTCACCATCCTTTCCGTCACTGCCGTCCACAACCATCGGGACAGTCTCGACATCAACCGCCTGACCGTTCACGTAGAACACGAACTTCAAGCTACTGGTAAAATTACCGGAAGCCACCCCGACACCATCACCGATGGGAACCTCGGCCGCACCGTCACGACTGTACTTCAACTCCCCGTCCGTTGTGGCCGTAGTGACCGCACCGACTGTCTTCATACGCCGACAGGATACCGAAGCCACACTGTAACCGCCGTTCTTGTTCTTGCTGACCATCGTGGCCGAAGTGACAAGGCTATAAATTACCGCATCGGAACCGTCCGCCCCGCCACGGACACCAGTTATCTTGAAAGTCAGTTCACGGGTATAGAGCTGCCCGTTCTTCATTGCAGCCAGTGTGATGGTGACCGTATTCTGTTCCGGAACCGACTTTCCGGCAGCAACGGATATCGCCACCGCTCCGGTGGCCTTGCTTGTGCTTGCCGTGAAACCGGCAGGCGTGCTGACTGTCAAAGATTCAAGGGTGAGTTTCTCGGTACCGTACCACATGGACACATGGGTAGTCCATGACTGTGCGGAAGTAGTAACGCCGGTACTGGTAAGAGCGACGCTCACCATCTCATTGTCAAGGTCGGCCATGACATTCGACTCCCCGTCCTTACTCCAACGGTGCACAGGGGCCGGAGTGCTCCATTCACTCCATACTCCATCACGCTTCACACGTTTGCACGCCCATTCCACCTGATGGTCGGCATCCACGCCAAGAAAATCATCTGTCCAGCCTTCCGGTATATAATCATCCTGCTGCTTCGATTCCGGCTTGTCAGGGGTAAGGCCGATGATGTTGGTACGGGTGTAGATCCACTCGTAACCTTTGCCGTCCTTACCGTCAGTTCCATCTTTGACCATGACCATCCACAAACCATTCCGGTATATGTAAGTACAATGGTCAGCCGTATTTCGGTAGCTGTCACCCTCCTTGGGATTGGACGGATGGGATGCGAATTCACCAAGGAAGGTGATGCTTTCGCCTTTCAGCTCACGCCCGTCCAAAAGCATCTCCCAGTCTTCATGCACGGTCCAGTCGGCTGACTTCCCGGAAAGGATATAACCGCCATCCTTTTTGCGACGATAACTGCCATTCTTGAACCTTGCGATCCTGATGGGAGGATTGGATGTTTTCACCTTGGAGATAAAAACACAGCCCGCCAAAGTGACCATGGTATTGACCTCGTATGGGGTCTTAGAGGATTCCCAATGACCGCCACCTATTACAGACAGGCCCGGATCACCCTTGTCACCTTTGGCGGCTGATACAAGCCAGTCCGGATTGTTTTCGGATGGCTCGGAAGTAGTGCCCTTGTCATTGACGCACAACCATGTGGAACCGTTATGGGGCACACGGGAATAATACGCATACTTCCTGCCCGGCTCCCAGCTAGGGAAGTCGATAGGAACGCGGACTGTGCTACCGGTAATTTCATCAATTTGAAAAATCAATCCCGTCATGATGATATCCTGCAATACTGCCGAGAACCTGTCGCAGTTGATCCCATTGATGGTCATACCCTTCTTCTTGCCGAACCAGCTCTTCATCTGTGCCGACTCCGGGTCCCAGGTGTTGGCATTGTCAACAAGGGTGATGCAGCAGTTACCGTCACGCACGTCTATGATGATATAAGTCTGACGCTCCTTGTCGGTGAAGTTCCCCGTCTGTCCGAGACGCATCTCGTTATGGGGAACGAACTCATATCCGGGACGCGGAACCATCACGAATGTCTTCTCGTCGTAATCTGCGGAAGTGATACGGTACTGTATTTTCCGGAAACCAATAAAGTCACCGGTAGTGACGTTTTTGTCATGCCAGAAGCCTAGGAGGATATCGTCCGGCTTCTGTCCCAGCGGTACACCATCCTCCAGATCAGGGGTGACAGTATAGCTGCCGTCACTATTGGCGACAAAGCTTTTTATCTTCAGCCCTCCGCCGGGACTTATAGTATTATATCCTTCAAAATAGGTCTGACGGTTGAAACGAAGTTCTGGTACACTCAGAGAGCTGCGCAGGACCAGAGCCTCCAGCTCGGCACGGGCGTCCTCACCGATGTAACCTCCAGAAACGCCGGTAACGAAATCACCGAACTTGGCGTATTTCTTGATGACGGTTCCGCCCAATAATGATAAAAGAAAATTTGTAGAATCCTCCTTGTCTTTGCGCAAAAAGTATTTGGTGAGCTTTTCTATATCAGAATTATCCATGTTTTCTAGAATCCCGATAAATATGCGCCCAATTCTTTCAGCTGTATTCTCTCCTTCTGTAGATGCGTTTCTTACTTGAAAAGCCAGTTTCTTTAATATGTCAACAGAATCGCTCATTCTCCTATTACACGAAAAACAGTTCTATTAGATTTTAATTTCCCTTCACCGTTATAAAGTGGCATACCGCATTCTTTTAGGTAAAGTACGCATTCTTTCAGGTAGCGGTCAGCTATACTACATGCATCGCTATACACCATCATCTTTTCCTTGAATACTGTATGACTGCTATATTCACCTTCCTTGTTTACGAAGCCGAAACGGGATACATTCCCATCTCCATTTTTGACAATACAGGCATAGGTATAATAAGCCAAAGCTACGCGAAGTCCAGTGATGATTATCTTCTTTTTACATTTAGTTTCATAAGTACCTCCGTCAAGCAGTAGCTGGTATTTTTCAGGATTTTTTTTCACGTCAAGGAACAGTTCGTCTCCCAACGCTGATTTGATGTAGATATTCTCCGACTCACGGATGTAGGTTTCTATCTTGTCAGGATCGAGATGTACAGACATTCCGCGAGACAAAGCCGATACCTCATCTGTTGTTATTAGATACTGCTGCATTTCGTACATACTTTAATGGTTCAACACTATAATCATTAGAGGGGTTGACTACCTCATACCAATAGCTGAATATACGGCTAAAGGTACGCTCTATTAAGCGCTGTTGCTTGCTTACGATAGAATTGTAATACTCGAAAGCATCTTCCAAAATATCGCCTGAGAATCCGACTTTACCAATACGGATGCAATACCATGGCTCTTGGCCATAAGCTGAATAAATACGTTCAACCACACTTGCGTCAGTAACGGTAAATTCTTTGTCGTAATTTTGTGAGTTCATATTTACTATTTCAGGCTTTTCCTCATCGTTTTCTAAAGTAACTTCCATGATCTTTGCTGCATTCGTATCACCTTGCAACTGGATGAGTGTATTTGAGAAACTGTCATCATCGTCTGTATCTTTCACTTCGTTGCCTTCTTCGTCAAAGGTTATGTTCGATCCCTTTTTGGTGAATATCATAGCGCCAGGGAAGAAATTATTTCGTACATTTCTGTACTTGACATTGGACAGACCTTCATCGGTACTCATCTCTGTAGCTACTCGGTCACCTTTTCCGACTGGATAAGTATTTTTCCCGGCCATTGACACCCATAGGATTTGACCTTTGTAGTATTCAATGCCTCCGGCAGCTTCTATTTGAGCCAGTATCACATCTTTTTGAGGGTTAAAAACATCTATATAGTCGATGTTTTCTTTCTTGACCTGCAGAGCTTTCCCTTTACGTGTCTTCTTTCCGCTCCAGTCTGGATGTACTGCTATTT